TTCAGATGTATTTGGAAACAGTAGAAATAGATTTAGCTAAGGAATTGGGTGGAATTCTTAAAATAGCATTTGAAGAGTATGCAACTCTTTATAAAGGTATAATCCAAAATAGTGATCCTGTTTCATCTTGGACTACCAAGATTCAAAGAACCAAATCTGGAGGAGGATATCATGAGTGGCATTGTGAAGATGGGACTTTTATTTCCCGAGATAGGGTGGTTAGTTGGATGGTTTATTTAAATACTATCCCAGTAGAGAATGGTGGTGGCACAGATTTTTTACATCAGAAACTTACTCTTCAACCAGAAGCAGGTACATTAGTTCTTTGGCCAGCTGCATATACTCATATGCATAGAGGGGGATTTTTAACTGGGGATATTGATAAGTATATTGCTACTGGATGGTTTGTAAGAGAGCCTGGACAAACTACTAAAGATTCGATATAATTTAAAGTAAAGGATATGGCATGGTGGTTAGCGTATGAGGAACTTTTTGGTGATATGGATAAGGAGTATCCTATTATGAATGATAATGATATAAAATTATCAGGTGGTTATGAATGGACTCCAGGGAGTCCTTGGCCACCTTATCCCAAATCAGATTATTATTATGATTACACTCGGAATGATCCAAATAGGAAGAATCCATTTACTGACCCTATTGAAAGAGAGAGGGCTTTTAAAGTGACTGGAAATTCTGAAGAAAAAGAAAAACTTATCTATGAATCACCAGATGGTGGTAAGACAGTTTATCAACGTAAGAGTGGAGAAGATCCTAGTCAACGTATCAGACTTCAAGATGATTGTTATCCAACTTTTCATTCTTCAAGGATGAAACCTTCTATTCAAAAAGCAGAGTATAAAAAATATGAAGAAGATAAAGGAATTAAAGATCTTCAAGATTATGTCACCTCAACATATAATGGACACTATACTTCCAAAGGATCAAATGTCCAGACACTTGATCTTATCGAATCAGTTGGGGATGCGGAATCTTTCTGTCGTTCTAATGCAATCAAGTATTTGAGCAGATATGATAAGAAAGGACAAGCAAAACGTGATATACTAAAGGCAATGCACTATTGTCTTCTGCTATACTATTTCAGTGGACAGACTCAAGATGAAACTCCGACCAGTGGTTATGAAACTTTCTGACAAAACAATTAATCTTTTAAAGAACTTCTCTCAGATTAATCAATCTATTCTTTTTAAACGGGGAAGTAAATTGCGCAGTATGAGCGTGATGAAGAACATACTTGCTGAAGCAACTATTGAAGAAGAATTGCCAAAAGATTTTGGTATCTATGATTTAAATCAATTCCTTAATGGACTTGCTTTACATCAAACTCCTGAGTTGGATTTCAGTCAAAATGATAATTATGTGGTAATTAAAGAAGGAAAGATGCGTTCAAAGTATTTCTTTGCTGATGCATCTGTCATTGTCTCTCCACCAGATAAACCAATTACTCTTCCTAGTGAAGATGTATCTTTTGTTCTTTCTGGTCAACAATTGGAGAAGTTGAAGAAAGCAGCATCTGTTTATCAATTACCTGATGTTTCTGTTATTGGAGAAAATGGTGTTGTTAAGTTGGTATCTAGAGATAAGAAGAATGATACATCTAATGATTTCTCTATTATAGTTGGTGAGACAGATGAGGAGTTTGTTTTTAACTTTAAGGAGGAGAATTTGAAGATCATTCCTGGAACTTATGAGGTAGTGGTTTCATCTAAACTTCTATCAAGATTCCAAAGTCAAAATTATGATTTGACTTATTACATAGCATTAGAACCTGATTCTACCTTTGGTTGATTATGAGAGATGAATTTCTTTGGGTTGAAAAGTATAGACCTAAAAAGATTAAAGATTGCATTTTGCCGGAGGGTATTAAAGATACCTTTCAGCAATTTGTAAATAGAGGAGAGATACCTAACCTGCTTCTTGCTGGTCCTGCAGGGTGTGGTAAGACCACTGTAGCAAAGGCTTTGTGCCATGAATTGGGGGTAGATTATTATGTCATCAATGGATCAGATGAGGGAAGATTTTTGGAAACGGTCAGGAATAATGCCCGTAACTTTGCGTCAACAGTCTCCCTCTCCTCAGAAGCCAATCATAAAGTTATCATCATTGATGAGGCGGATAATACAACGTCAGATGTACAATTATTGCTTAGGGCGTCAATTGAGGAATTTGCTAACAACTGCAGATTCATCTTCACGTGCAATTATAAGAATAAAATCATCGAACCCCTCCATTCCAGGTGTGCTGTGGTTGACTTTTCTATTAAAGGGAAAGAGAAACAGGAAATTGCTGCTGGATTCTTTAATAGACTTGTATCCATCTTGGACGGAGAAAGGATTGAAGCTGAAAAGAAAGTTCTCATCCAATTAATTCAAAAACATTTTCCTGATTGGAGAAGAGTACTTAATGAATGTCAGAGATACTCTGTTAGTGGTAAGATAGATACTGGTATACTAGCTACATTTAATGATGTAAAGACAGATGATCTCTTTAAAAACCTCAAAGAAAAGAACTTTCAGGAAGTACGTAAATGGTGTGTCAATAACTTGGACAATGATCCTTCTGTATTGTTGCGTCATGTTTACGATGGTTGTTATGCATCCTTGGATGGTCCTGGTATTGCTGCTGCTGTGCTTATTATTGCTAAGTATCAGTACCAGTCAGCGTTTGTGGCGGATCAAGAAATAAATATGCTGGCATGTTTAACTGAAATAATGGTAGAGTGTGAGTTTAAATGAAGAAATATACTCCAGAAGAATGGTTTTTTATTGGACTCATTTTTCTTGATGAGTTTGTTAAAAGAACTTTGATGGGATTATATAAAACTTATGTGGCAATAGACACATGGAACTTTAATAGGAACTTGGACGAAAGAAATAAGAAACTCGCTGAAAAAACACCCTTACCGAATAATGACTACTCAATTAAAAGAAACTAAGTATTATATTTTTTGGACTGCTGCAATGATAGCGTTTATAGTCCCACAGGTTTTTACTGCATATGCATATATGAGTATTAAAGATCTTCTTGATCAACCTATTAAGGTTGAAGTAATTGATGGAGTGAAAATTAGATTATGATTTTACCAGGAAGCACGGTTACAGTTATAGATCCTACCTCTATCTACAGAGGATATGATGGTTGCGTGCAGAGGATTAGTGGTGATCAGATTGCTGTTCTTATGGATCAGCATACTCCTTGGGATAAGATGATTACTTTTAGATTGAAGGATCTAGAAGAAAAAACTACTGGTTATCAATATTATCCAGATAAACCCCAGAAGAGAAGAAAATGAGAGATGAATTACTTTATCTTTTAAAAAGAGATGCTTATAAGAAAGGAGAGTTTAAACTTTCTTCTGGTAAGATTAGTGAGCATTATGTGAATTGTAAACCAGTAACCTTGACTGGTAGAGGAATGACACTAGCAGGGCTATTGATGCTAGGACACCTTGAACCAGGTACTAAGGCAGTAGGAGGTCTTACATTAGGTGCTGACCCTCTTGTAACTGGTATTTCAGTTGTATCTGCTTTGGATAAATCTATTATAGATGCTTTGATAGTTAGAAAAGAAGCAAAAGGGCATGGTACACAAGCATGGATAGAAGGTCCAACATTACCAGAAGGATCTATAGTAACTGTTGTAGAAGATGTAATTACTACAGGTGGTTCTGCTATTCAAGCAGTTAAAAAGATTAGAGATATAGGATATAAAGTGAATAGAGTGGTAGCAATAGTAGATCGTCAGGAGGATGGTGAAGCTGATGTTGTTATGAAGGAAGAAGGACTAGAATTAAGAAGTCTATTCACTCTTAAGGATTTCTATGGCTGCTAATGTTAAACAATATAAAGGTCAACCAAAAAAGGATTGGGGTAATGAACAATGGTTACAACATGCATGGGTGATGGTACATTCTCCTTGGATTGATGAAGAAGAAAGAGAGTATTGGAGAGATAAAATTAAGGAATTATCTTGACCATATGCAATGTAAGTGATAAGATAGATACTAGGATAGATTAAATCATGCACACTCTTCTTGTTATTGCATTTGTATTATTTTTATTGTGGTTTGTATTTGTATTTTTAGCAGATCCTAACAGATGATTATGAAAAGTAAATTACGTAAACAAAGACATCAGGTTAAATCCAGGTGGTATTATATTTTTTGGGGAACTGCCACAGTTTCGGTGGTTCTAGGACAGGTGTATGTTGGTACTGGGTATCGATATATGTCAGAAGCTTTCCATAGGGTACTAGATAGCCTTATAATAGAAGTTGAAAAAGATTCACAAAAAAATGAAGAATTCCAATTTTTG